GAGCGTGCAACTGGAGGCGCCGTCAGTCGCAAAGATCTTCGCCCGCAGGATTGGGCTGAAATATGGCCCGATCTTGCGCATTCTTGGGTAAATCCGCCCCCAGCACCCGCTCACCAAGCGCCAACAGCTATCAATTCCGAAGCGCAGGGGGTGGCCTGAATGCCATCCATCCGCTACTGCGCTCGTCCGTCGTGGCGTGTCCATGCCCCAAGTTCGGCGGGCAGTCCCAGGGTGTGCGGGTCGATCCCCCCGGGCCAGCAAGCGTCTCCCGTGGCCAGCTCGCGCGCCGCTTCCTCTGGTGAGGGGTACGCCCCCAGTTCTTCTTCGCCGAAGTACACGCGCCAAGCGCCTGCATCGTCTGGTGCCATCCAGAAGGTGCCGATGGGGCTGTTGAGGCTGAAGGATGTGTTGCTCATGGCTATCGCTCCTGTTGTCTCGGTGGTGCCCCAGGTTCGCAGCCTGGGAGGCCCCCAAGGGCTTTGTACTCGCAGGCCCGCCGATCAATCGGCGGCAGCTACGGCCGCGCGGTGCAACGTGATCAGCATGGTTTCCGTCGCCAAGTCGCCGCCCTGCTCTTCGGCTCTCGCCAGGCGTGCCAGGTCGCTGGCGAATTGGGCCTGCTGCGCTGGCGGCATGGCCCGCACGGTGGCGAACACCACTGCCCCTAGGGCGTTGACTATGGCATTCACGGTGTCTGCATTCAGCGGCAGCGCTTGCTGGTTGTCGCTCATCAATGGTTCCTTTTCGTGTGGGCTTGGGGGCGTGAGCTGCCCTCAAGCCATTTTCCGCCACGTGGCCGCTCTCAGCGGTGGCCGTGCGCAGCCTTTGCACTCCTTTGTTCCTCCTGTGGGTGGCGGCGCGGCCGGCGGCTTTTTCTTCCTGGGGCTCAGTGCATGTCGTCATGCACTGAAGTCTCTTTTTTTTGCCTGCTCGGGTCATTCCGAACGGTTCCGAAAGATTCGGAACGGTTCGGAACGGCCCCTTTCCCCCACCACAACCCAGCTCTAAAGGAGTAGCCATGTCCCATTCTTTGCAATCCCTGCCGGCCCACGGCACGCCCTTCGAGGGCGGTTTCTTCGGCGGCGTGGTTCGCCACAGCGAGCAGTTGCATGCGGTGGCCTGGGCGCCGAAGGCCGAAGGCGAGTCTCGCCAGATCCTGTTGCCTTCTGGTCACGACGGTGCCCGGTTGGTGGCGACCAGTTGCAGCGATTGCCTGGGCAATACGCGCGCCTTGGCGGAGCTGGGTAGCCCGGCCGCCCTGTGGGCGCTGGGCCTGCGGATCGGTGGATTTGCCGACTGGGCGGTGCCGGCGCGCGATGTGCTGGAGCTGGGTTATCGCTTTCTCAAGCCTGGCACCTGCGAAACCTACTGCAGCTTCCGCGACGGCGATAACCCCAGCAGCGTGCCGTCAGGCTACCCCTACCTCGATGGCGAGATCCGGCAGACGTCTGCACTGGACTTTCGCAGCGGTGGGCCGCAAGCCTTCGAGGAGCGGTGGTACCGCACCAGTACGCAGGCCGGTTCCGGTTCCGCCTGGAACCAGGACTTCTTCGGCGGCAATCAGTTCACCAACGACGACGTGTCCGCCGAGTGTGCCGTTCGGGCTGTCCGCTTGATTCCCCTGAGTGCTTAGTTCTTCAGTTCTTTACCTCACCACAGGAAGCATCGACATGTTCATCACGGACTCCACTATCAAGAATCTGCACTTCCATCTGCACATGCCCATCCCGGGCCTCACGGTGCCGCTCGACCTCAAGGACGCCGCGCTGCAGGCCTTTGAGGATCCGGGCGCTCGGATCTGCGCTCCAGCCATCGGCCAGCGCTGGCCTGGTGTGCAGGGCGTGTACTCGGGCGTGGCCCGCGGCGAGGACGGCGCGCCGGACGAACACCTGGTATTGCTCGATGTGCGCCCTTCGCCTGAATGCTTGGCCTGGGGCGCAGGCATGGAGTGGGCGGCTAGCCTGGGCAACGGCGCGCATGTGCCCACGCCAGCCGAGGGTGCATTGCTCTACGCACACGTGCGGGAACACCTCAACGTGAAGAAGTTGCACTGGCTGGGTAAGCAGGCCGGTTCCGGTTCCGCCTGGGGCCAGGGCTTCCTCAGCGGCGTTCAGAACACCTACCACGACGTGTCCGCCGAGTGTGCCGTTCGGGCTGTCCGCAGATTTGCCCTTTAGTCCTTGAGTCCTTCTGATGGCCATCCACACCAAGCTGCCGATCTACCGGCGCGGTTGCCAACTGCTTGACCTGGCTTACGAAGTGCAGCAGCACATGCCGCGAGAACAGAAGCGCTTCCTGGGCGAGAAGATCACGGCGCACTGCACCGAGATGCTCGACCTGATGGCGCTGGCGAACGCGAGCCAGGGCGAGGAGCGAGTGGGTTACTTGCGCATGTTGCTGATACGGGTGAACGCGGTGCAGGCGCTTATGCGCGTGTGCCACGAACGCAAGTATGTGGGCAACAGCCTGTGGGCGCGCTCCATCGAGCTGCTTGAGAACATCGGGCGGCAAGGTGGCGGGTGGCATCGATCCGCAAAGGTGCCTGTTGCATGACGGTCAAGGCTCTCATGCCCGTGCGCTCTATGAATCTGGTCATGCCGCTGGCCCACGAGGCCACCGCCAGGCGCATCACGGAGACCGCTGCGTTCGCGCAGGCCAGGCCCGGCGCAGTTTCCCCGGTGATCGGCGCCAGCCTTCGCCGGGGCGACGTTGATTGCATGAACCATCGCAGGCCGGTTCCGGTTCCGCCTGGAACCAGAACTTCAACAACGGCAATCAGAACACCAACAACGACGTGTCCGCCGAGTGTGCCGTTCGGGCTGTCCGCAGATTCATCCCCTCCCTTTGCATTTGAGGATCTGTTATGCGCCTATGTCGATTGCCGTCGCAACAAGCGCAGCACGGCCAGCGCGCTTGCATTCGAGGCCCGCCTGGAATACCACCTCATGGATCTGTACGAGGAACTGTGCAGTGGGCAGTACCGGCCCGGCCCCTCGGTGTGCTTCGTGGTCATGCGGCCGAAGCCGCGTGAGGTGTGGGCGGCGCGGTTTCGTGATCGCATCGTTCATTGGCTGCTCTACAACCGGATCGCACCGTACTTCCATGCGCGCTTTGTTGCGGGCAGTTGCGCGTGCATACCGGGCCGCGGCACCCTGTACGCCGGACGGCGGCTGGAGCATGACGCGCGGTCGGTGTCGCAGAACTGGAGCCAGCCGGCCCACTATCTGCAGTGCGATCTTGCCAATTTCTTTGTGTCGATCGACAAGACTGTACTGTGGTCGCTGCTGGCGCCGGGGATTCCTGGCCGCTGGTGGCTTGATCTGGCCCATGCGGTGCTTTTCCACGATCCGCGCGAGGACGTGGAGGTGCGTGGCAGCGAGCGCAAGCTCGCGCGCGTACCGCCGCACAAGAGCTTGTTCAACGCACCGCCGGATACGGGCCTGCCCATAGGCAACCTGTCGTCGCAGTTCTTCGCCAATGTGCTTCTGAACCCGCTCGACCAGTTCGTGAAGCACCGGCTGCGCATCCGTCACTACGTGCGGTACGTGGACGACTTCGTGCTGTTGCACGAATCGTCCCAGCGCCTGGGCGAGTGCCTGCAGGTCATCGAAAGATTCCTGCCCGCCCAGCTAGGCCTGCATCTGAACCCGACAAAGACGATTCGGCAGCCGGTGGATCGCGGTATCGATTTCGTTGGCCACGTGGTCAAGCCCTGGCGGCGTACCACGCGCCGGCGCACGTTGAGCGTGGCGCTGCAGCGGATCGAGACGATTCCGGCCGCCGAGGTGTTCGCTGCGGGCAATAGCTATCTGGGCTTGGTGCGGCAAGCCACCCACAGCCATAAGGATCAGGCAACCCTGTGCCGCGCACTGCTCAAGCGCGGCCATGCGGTCGATGGGTTGTACCTCTCCAAAGCCTTCCAAAAGAAAGAAAAACACGCACGAGGAGCGTTGGATCATGAATGACGACCTGATGTACGACGACGAACTGGAGGCGCTGAAGGATGCCGTGAACCGGCTTGGCGGCTCCAAGACGGTGGGCGCTGTCCTCTGGCCCGAGAAGACGCCCGATGCCGCATCGCGCTATTTGCTGGATGCGCTGAACCCGACGCGGCCGGAGCGCTTGAACCCTGGCCAGGTTCTGCTGATCATGCGCATGGCGCGCGAGACAGGGTTCCACAACCTGGCGGCGTACTACATGCGTGAGGCAGGCTATGCGCCCCCGGTCCCGGTGAATCCGGCGACCGAGGCGGAGCTGCTGATTCGCGGCATGGAGCAGCTCATGGGCACCGTGCAGCAGATGGCAGGGCGGCTGGAGCGCATCCAGTCGGGCATGAAGCCGGGGGCCTGATGCAGAACTACCGGCAAGTCATCGAGCAGCTGGAGGCTTTCGGCGTCGTGCTGCGGCGCACGGACAAGGTTGAGCCCGACGGGCGCAAACGCACGGTGGGCAAGGGGGGCAAGTACTGGGTGCGGCTCCACACGTTCCAGCCCGATGTGGGTGGGGCCTACATCGTGGGCGCCTATGGCTCGTACCGCACGGGCGAGTGGCATAAGGTCAAAGTGGACTGGGCGCCGTTGAACGAGGCGGAGCGTGAGCGTGCGGCGCGCGAGAAGGCCTTGCGCGAAGAAGCGGAGCGCAAGGCCAGGGCCGAGGAAGCGGCGCTGGCAGCGATGACGGCGGCGGAGCTGTTGGCGAGGGCCTGCCGCGATGGCGCATCTCCCTACCTGATCCGCAAACAGGTTGATCCCGAGGGGTGCCGGTTTTTGCCGGATGGCACCTTGGTGCTGCCGCTGATGCGGTACGACTTGCCGCTGGACCAGCGGTTGCGGGCGGTGCAGCGCATTCTTCCCGATGGTCAGAAATTCTTCACCAAGGGGTTCGAGAAGCCCGGGTGTTGCGTGCGGCTGGGGCAGATCGACCCGGGCCTATCGCCTCTGCTGATGGTGACCGAAGGCTACGCCACGGGGTTGACGGCGCGCATGGCGCTGCTGCGCCAGCACCCAGTGTTCGTGGCCCTGGACGCGGGCAACCTGGCCCATGTGGTGCCGCTGCTGCGCGCGCTGTACCCGCGCACGCGCATTCTGATCCTGGCCGATGACGACTGGAAGACGCGCGACCCGGGAACGATGGAGCTGACGAACCCTGGCCGCACGGCGGCGCGAAAGGTGGCAAAGCTTGTCGATGGTTGCGACTTCGTGGTGCCGATCTTCGATGCGGCCACCCGCGCGCCGAAGGACACCGATTTCAACGACCTGCACATCCGCCAGGGGCTTGATGCCGTGCGGCGGCAGCTGGCTGGCGTCGTCGCGGCGATGGCGAGGATCTATGGTTGACGAGACGCCAGACAGCGGACCACAGGGCGGGGCGATGACGCCACAGCCGCACGCGCCCGAAGAGGCGCGTGCTGTCGATGCACTCGGCGCGCAAGCGCCGCTGGATGGGTCTGTCGTGCACGTGGACTTTAGCGCTGGAAGAGGGCGCGGGGGAGATTTGTCGGGTCAGACTTTGCCCGGCCCCCCGCCCCCCCAAGAAGGCGCAGCTGCGCCCGAGTCGGGGGATGGGGGTGGTGGCCCCGAAAAGCCGGGTAAGCCTGAGCCCAAAAAGGGCAAGACCATCGACTGGGGAAAGTTCAACCACCTGTGCGAAAACTTCGTGCTGATCTACGGCACGGATACGGTATGGGATGACAGCGAGCGGCTGATCATGAAGATCAGCAACATGGGCCATGCCCATGGCTCGGAGATGGTGCGCCTGTGGAAGAGCAGCGAGCGCCGGCGCACGGTGCGCCAGGAAAACGTGGTGTTCGACCCGACCATGACGGCCGACCCGGAGACCTCGGTCAACCTGTTCGACGGCATCAAGCTGCGCCCAGAGAAGGGCGATGTGGAGCCGATGCTGCAGCTTATCCGGTTCCTGACCAGCAAGACCCATGAGCATGAGGAAGGCT